GCTCAAGCGAACGCAGTCGCAAGCTATAATGCACAGTACGCCGTAAACAGCGCCAATATTGCCCAATGGTCTGCTGGTATCAGTGGCTTGATGGAAGCTGGAACAAACCTATTTACAGGGAATTTTGGTGGCGCAGTTGGCGGGCTTGCTAAGACTGGAGTAGGTGTATTTAATGCAAACCGTGAGTACAACAATAAGGTGACACAGCAAGGATTTACTGAAACTAGTAACGCCTTAAACAATCAATCAAACGCCCTTGCCAATATGCAAGCTAAAATCGGACTTGACCAATCTATCAGAGCTTATAACGCTAGTATGTCAGACTTACAAAACCAACCTATCAGCGTGCAACAGATAGGAAATGATTTGAGTTTCCAATCTGGAAATAAATTGACGGACGTATATTGGAAAGTTTCGCTAGCTCAAAAAGAAATTTTAGCTAGAGCAAACGAATATATAAAATGTTACGGTGTTTTAGTAAATGTATTTTCTAATAATGTGATGAATATTTTGAAACACCGAAAACGATTTAATTATATCAAGATGATTAACTTGAATCTTGGAAGCCTAAGAGCAAATCAAAGCCATATTAACGCCATCATGGCTATCTTTCAAAGTGGTGTACGGGTCTGGAATTATGAAGCCGTCAAGGAAGACAAAATTATGTTTGATATTAAAAAAAACAACCCGAATTTTTAAAAGTATGATATAATAAACTAGAAAGGAGTGATTTCCATAGAACAAACAGAAAAATGGTATAACCCCCAAAAAATGTTAAGTTATAATCAGTATCTTAATTTTGTTATTGGCGGGCGTGGTATTGGAAAAACCTTTGGAATGAAGAAATACCTGTTTAAACGTTTCATCGAAAAAGGAGAACAGTTCATCTATTTAAGGCGCAACAAGTCAGAGCTTGATAGAATTGACAAAGACAAGTTTTTTACAACGGAGCTTTTGAAACAAGTCTTTACAAATTTTGAGGTTCTGGATAGTGATGCAAGCAAAATCCATACTAAAATTATCTTTAGAGCGGATAACATGGACCAGGAAGAAAATACCTTGGTTCTATCGTCTACAAAGATTATTTTGAACGGAAAAATCGTTTGCTATCTTAAGAGCTTATCCACTTGGGTGGACTTGAAAGGGTCTGAATATGATGAGGTTATGAGTATTCTGTATGATGAGGTTCTCATCGATGTTACCAGTAAAAAGAGGTATCTTGATAATGAGGTGGAAGCGCTTCTTAACTTTATCTTTTCGGTGTTTCGTCGTCGTGATGGATGTCATGCTTATCTACTATCTAATGCTAGTAATTTTAATAACCCATATTTTGCTTTCTTTAAATTCTACGATGATAAAGACAAGCGTTTCCATAATTTGAAACAGTATGCTAGTTTAATAGAGTTTCCTCCTCACTCAGCGTTTGAAAGTGATGAGGAAAAAGAAAGCGGGTTTTATAAGTTACTAAGTAAGTCAAGCATCCATGACAGCGTAGCCAATAACGAGTTCCAGATTAAAAATGGTAAGAATATATTGAAAATAAAAGGGTTAAAATCTCGGTTATATAGCTTCTATTGTGATGGAACTTTCTTGACGGGATACTATATAGACAATATGGTATACATCGCTAAAGGGTTTGATAAGAACTTAACAGCATTTTGCTTGGAAGTGGAGCAAGTAGAAGACGGTTTCACTTACTTAAATAAGACTAGCGAACTAGCCAAAAATCTAAAACGTCTCTATCTCCATAATATGTTTATTTATGAAGATTTAGAGACTAAAAATAAATTTCTTGAGGTAATCAATCATGTTATATAATATTATGTTAGACGTCGCAAAAAGCGACTATGTTGCAATTCTTTTCGGGCTTATTCTTTTTGACTTTCTCACGGGTTTTCTCAAGGCTTGGAAATGGCAAGTTTCTGATAGCTGGACTGGTTTAAAAGGTGTTATCAAGCATACACTCACATTTATTTTTTACTACTTTGTAGCATTATTTTTAACCTATGTAAATGCTGTGTCTTTGGGACAGGTACTACTAGTTATCATCAATCTATACTATGTATTGTCTATTCTTGAAAACCTTGCTGTTATGGGTGTTTATATCCCTAAGTTTATGACTGCCCGAGTTCAGTCAGAACTGCAAAAATATACAGCGCAATTGGATAGCGGAAAAGAGTTAATGGAAGCCTTTAAAGGAGCTAAAAACAATGAAAAAGAATGATTTATTTGTGGATGTATCTAGTCATAACGGTTACGACATTTCAAGTATTTTAGAAGAAATGGGTACACAAAATACCATCATCAAAATTTCAGAAAGTACCTCATATATTAACCCGTGCTTGTCTGCTCAAGTTGAGCAGTCAAGCCCCGTCGGGTTCTATCATTTCGCTTGGTTTGGCGGTGATGTTGAAGAAGCTGAAAGAGAAGCTAAATACTTCCTTGAGAATGTACCTGTTAACGTTCCTTACCTTGTGTTAGATTATGAAGACCACGCAAGCGACGATATGCAAGCAAATACAGATGCTTGTATCAAGTTCATGCAAATTCTTGCTGATGCTGGTTATAACCCTATCTATTATAGTTACAAACCTTTCACGCTTGCTAACGTGGACTACCAGCAAATTTTGGCTAAGTTCCCTGATAGTCTTTGGGTTGCTGGATATGGGTTAAACGATGGTACAGCTAACTTTGAGTATTTCCCAAGCATGGACGGGATACGATGGTGGCAATACTCAAGCAACCCTTACGATAAAAATATAGTGCTTTTGGACGATGAAGAAGACAAGCAGAAGCCTGCTGGACGTTGGAGAAAGGATAGCAAGGGATGGTGGTTCTTACGTGCTAATGGTGGTTTTCCATTTAATAAATGGGAAAAAATTGCTAATGAATGGTATTATTTTGACCTTAAAGGGTATATCCTTACCTCCCAATGGTTCAAATATAAAGATAACTGGTATTATTTCGATAACCGTGGTAAGATGGTTACTGGATGGATTCTTGTGGATAATAAATGGTATTATCTTGACAATGACGGTAAGATGGTTACTGGGTGGGTTAAGTATAAAAACGAGTGGTATTATCTCAAGAATGAAAACGGTGACATGATTTCAAACCAATTTATTAAATATAAAGATGGTTGGTATTTCATGGATGAAAAAGGCGTTATGGCTGACAAACCTAGCTTCACCATCCAACCAGATGGACTGATAACTGTAGTATAAAAGAAAAGCTAGTAGGATTTCCTACTAGCTGTTTTTGTATTCTGATATAATTTTGTAAGCGTCTTCATCTGGATTGTCTAGAGCAAGAGAGCAGAGAGCAGATAAGACTTTATTAAGTTCAAGATACTTTTCAAAATATAACAATTCATTTTGTTTAGCATTTATATAGCGTGTATGATAGCCTGTTATCCTGTACTCGTTGTTAGTGTTATCAATGGACTTTTGGAGGTCAATTTTACGTCTAGTTTGAGGATACTCGCTAACCATTTTACCGATGGTTTCCATAGCGTAGTAATGCGCAGACTCTGCCATCTGAAAAGGAGATATAAGGTCACGAGCTGAACCAGCTATAAGTCTATTAAGGTTATCTATTAAATCTTGTAATTTTAACGTATATAGATAACCTAATTCTTGCGCCTGTAAGCGTGTTTGTTCGTCCATAGTGTTACCCTCCATTATTTTCTAACTGCGTTACTAGGCGCAAAATAGAAGCCGTCTGACTATCATTTTCACGCTTTAACTTGCTGATGGTTGATTGCTGACTTTCAATCTTTTTCTGATAATTCTTTAAAGATGAAAATAGCAATAGAAACCCTGTTATAATCAAAATAAAAAGAAATGTTGATGAGGTGAACCACCAAAACAAGAAGCGCCCATGTTTATTTAATTTTTTATATGATTTTTTCATAATACTAATACCCTAATTTAAATAATTCCCTTTCTATTGATAAATAAGTAATTTCAAAAGAACCTTTATAAACTTTAGAACCATCGCTCAAATATTGCGGAAAAACATCAATCAACTTATAATCTTGAATATAAAAATCTTCTATTTCTTCTATTTTATCCTTAAAATACTGTTTTATAAGTTCTAACGAAGAATAAGGGCAATAATCAAAATGATATAATTTAACTATCTTTC